CAGTCTATTGACGGTTTCATCCCATGTTTCTCTACGTCCCTCATCTTCCAGCCATCTGGAATAACGGGATAAATATATAAAAGATTGATATTCAGTTGGTAGGTGCATCCATATTCTCCCCGTATCTAAGTTCCAATATCATCTGTGCATAATGGATTATCTTTTGGATATCCTTTGCACCTTCTCCTTTTGTCCTATGTCTGGTCACATACTTTACAATATTACCTTCAAAAAAGTCAAGTTCATTGACATAAATATATTCAATTGGTTGAATGTGCAACTTCTTGTAATGATCACCACCTACTTGATAATCCCTGATTGACATTCTATTCCTTTCCTATTTGTTATCTGATAATATTTGATAAATCTTATATCGAAAATTTGATTTCTGTTTTGAATTAATAACTTCATAAGCAAAGCCTCTAACAACATTAGCATCTAGCTTAGCATTGTCACATATAAATTCAAAGTTATCACATGTAACACCAACACTACAAAAGAACCATGCCTTTGCCTTATCCTTTGTTACAATATTAGAAACATTACTAGCATCTAACAAAGCCTGGAGAATAACAGCTAAATATAGACGACGTTCAGGCTCCTCACGATCAAAAAGAACTATAGGATCTATAAATACTTCTTCATTTTTATTTGGTTTGAACATTTTGTTTTTTAAATTGACCTGTAATGGGATCTCTTGCTATATTCTTTGCAATTTCAGATCGTTTCTTTCTATATTCAGGATCTCGCATAGCTTTCTTATATGCTTCAGAATTTTTTATACATTCAGCTTGTTTCTTTCTATATTCAGGATCTTTATAATACTCTCTTTCACCTAGTTTCTTTCTTGCTTCAGGATCTGAGAATTGTTTCTTTGCATTTTCAGATTGTTTCTTTCTCCATTTAGGATCTTTATAATACTCTCTTTCACCTAGTTTCTTTCTTGCTTCAGGATCTGAGAATTGTTTCTTTGCACTTTCAGATCGTTTCTTTCTATATTCAGGATCTTGATAGCTCTCAACAGGACGATAGAACTTACCACCTACCCGTGAATTATAGTAAGCTGGTTCATCTGTTCCTTCAAGAGTGGAGGAAAGAACATTGAATTTCATTTGATAATATAGCTCATAGTATCGTAGGCTACGTTTATTTTTATATTCAGCTATGATCTCAAATTTAAAATGTTCCTTCCCCACCTCCTCAATATCTTTCAGTAACCATTTAGAAGAACCCATATATGTTTTCCAATTGGATTCTGTTTCTTTTAACTTACGATACATTAGATATTGTTTACAACCTATATATCCCTTTCCATTTTTAAGATTGGTTATTAAATAAACAAATCCAAACTTATCAAGATTGGGAATAAATTCTTCCTCCTTTCCGTATATTAACCAATGGTGATCTACCAATTAACAACTTCCGGTACATCAGGAATCTTTCCAACGTTTGTAAGATATCTATATCCTCTTGCATAGTTGAATACTCGTAATCCCTGACCATTATTAGTATCCTTCCAACATTCTCTTTTATGATTACAATATATACAAGATGTCCCTAATCTTTTATTACCTGAGACACCATCTTTAACGTCACTATAACAACGATTAGGTGGACTCTTTTGTTGTACTAATACTTTAAGATATTTAACTCTATCTTCTGCATTTATCATCTCCAAAGAATGAACCGGAGTTAAACATATCTCTCCACTCTGCTTATTAATGGCAAGAAAAGCAGCCTCATCTACTTCATTTCCTTTAGCATAAGCAGATATCTGTGCTATGTAACCAAAGGGATCATCTCTTACAAGATCTGCCTTCTCAAACTTTTCAAATCCTCGTGGAGAGGTGGACTTACAATCAACAAGAACTCCATCAATCACACAATCCTGATGACCTTTCACTCCTGCAACACTAAGTTCCTTTTGAGTATCAGTAACTGTATGTCCTGATAACCTGGATAAAGCTATCAATAATTCTTCCAAGATGTGTCCATATAAAAACTTAATACGGGTGGAAGAAGAAACAGGAGCACTTTCTTTCTCCATATTTACATCATACCATAACTGCCTGTCAGGTTTTCCTATTGCAGATAATCTTAAATTACGTTTACCCCTTTCTTTTTCATGTAAAGCTGTCTTTAAATGTTCTTTTATATTATCTCCAAATTCATTTATGCATGTATCTATTTCTTTTTCATCCAGAGAAATATCGTCGGAACGAAAAAGATTATAGATATCTTCGACCAATGTATCTATGTTTTTCATATAAGAAAAGGGAGAGGCTTTTACACCTCTCCCACCTCTCACTACTTAGGAGGCAAAGGGGATATCTTCATCCCCTTCACCACTAACAAATCCACCATCAACAACATCAAAAGCCTCATCAGCTTCTGTATTATAAGGAATAAGATCGACTACCTGAACTGCACGTAGGTCAGCCGATACTCCAGCCCTTCCCTTAAACTCCCACTCATAGGTTGTGTAATGTACATTAACCTTTGAGCCATTACCAATAAGGGTATTGGTCATGGTACGTTTCTGACCATCAACAAGGTCAGGAGCACGATTTAGTGAACCATCTTTCCGACGAACCCGACGTTTGACCGTAACAAAATCTTCACGATCATCACCTTTATTCTTAATAACAAGTCCGTCTTTCTTAACCATCTCCAAGTTTTTCTTATCGAGATTGGCAACATCAATAGACCATATACCATCAGAGTCAAAGGTGGTATTTGGGTTGGTAATTGCAGCCCAATAAGCTGTTCCTGTAATTACTGGCATATTTTTATAATTCCTTTTCTGGGTTAAAAACTGAATGTCTCATATTTTTAATCGTTTGTCAACTATTAATGTGTCATGGTCCACGTTTCTCCTTCTTTCCATGTGCTATCCAGAGGACAGTTGAATTTTAATTTACGTTCCGTATCCTTAATAGCCTCCTTTGTTATGGTTCCAAATCGTTTTACATCTCCTTTTGCCACTTCAAATTGATACTCATCGTGAATAGAAGCCACTAGTTTGGCATCTACTCCTGTACTATTAACCCTCTGTGTCATATTGACCAGCCAATCCTTACATACACTGGCCCCGGCTCCCTGTATAAGAGTATTAAGGCTGCTGTGAGGACTTCTTATAAACAAGGTACGTCCGTCCACACCTTTAATCTTTCCCTTCTCAGCGGCTCTCTGAACCTCACTACGGACCCTTTTAAGGGCAGGAAGACCAGATAGAAACCTATTTATGAGATTCTGTCCATGTTCTCTGTTTCCACCCACAATTTTACCTATCTTAGCAGCCCCTGCTCCGTAGAGAAAAGCATATATAAATGTCTTGGCTTGATCTCTATTGGTAATACCAGCCACTTTCATATTGGCTGTATGAACATCTCCATTCAGGATCTCATTTGTATATGCCTTGTTATTCATTAGATGTGCTAGACATCTAAGTTCAAGACCTGAAGCATCTGTTCCAACCAAGGTATGGGTATGTGGATTTTCCACGGTCCAGCAATCTCTACATTCTTTACCAAAGGGACTTCGGATTGCTGGTATCTGGGCCATGTTAGGACTATGATGTGCCATTCGACCTGTAATAGTACGTAGAGTTAAGACTCTGCCATGTACCCGACCTGTAGTATCATTGTAAGAATTAATCCATGATTGAATTTGTGCTATTCTCTTCTGCAATAAGAAGAACCTGGAGAATTTCTTTGCCTCTTCCATATTAATCTTATTAAGAATCTCTTCACTAATTATTATGTTACCTTTGTCTGTAAATTGTTTAGGTTCCCATCCTCTTTCCATTAAACGATTGGCTATCTGTTGACGAGATCCTATATTGAATGGTATGTATTTTGTTTTAGTTTTTAACTCAACTATAGTAGGTTCAAATTCTTTCATGGCCCATGTCTCAAGAACATGTGCCTCATCTGATAGACGAGCAAGTAATCCAATTGTCTTTTGTATGTTAAGAGCAAATCCATTCTTCTCCTGTTGATCTATAATAGCTCTGATCTTATGTTCAAGATTGATAGAGAAGGAAGAGAATTTCTCTGACTCTTTAAACAATTGTTTATATAAAGTTTCTGTTAAGTTAACATCATTTTTACAATACTTTAGCATGTCTTCATTATAAGTTTCAAAGTTATCACACTCCCATTTAGGATGGTTTAATCTAATTCCCCATGCACCAAGACTATGACCACCTTCTCTAATGGGATTAAATAATTGAGACATAACTAAAGTATCCATTACTTGATTTAATTTAAGATTAGTATCGAGTAATCTATTTAATATAGGAGCATCAAAAGATATTCCATTATGCATTATAAATTTATCAACTGTACTGGACCAAGATTTAAATTTATCTAAGTTGTTATGATCCCATACATGTACTTGAGATGTTAAAAGATCCTTTGCGACTATACAATGGATCTTCTGTGCATCCAAAGAATCTGTTTCAATATCAAGTACTACAGTCATACTCCAAAACTTTCTCCACATCCACATTGGGATGTAGCGTTAGGATTTTTAAATACAATGTATGAACCATTGATGTCATCAGTATAGTCTATAGTTACACCCAATAGAAACATCATAGCCTCTGGTCTAACATATAAATTACCGTCAAGCAATGATATTACAGTATGCTTCTCAGGGATATCATTCAATGTGT